CTAAAGAAGCACTATCGGAAGCGCTAATCTCAGAAGCCTTAGAGGCGTTCTCAGAGTCCTTAGAAGCCACCTCAGAGGCTTTTGCATTGTCTTCAGATACCTTAGCATTACCTTCACTCGTAGATGCGCTAGAAGCACTGTTTTGAGCCGATTGAGCACTACTCTTAGCATCTGCCGCCTGAGCCGTAGCATTTTTCTCTGCTTCCTTAGCCTGAGTCTCTGCATCACTTGCTACCGTAGCACTACTAGATGAGCTATTTGCATAGTACTTAGACGAGTACTCAGAACCATCGACAGTATCATCTAGCTTGATTGCCCAATCCTTAGCTAAAGAAGCACTATCGGAAGCGCTAATCTCAGAAGCCTTAGAGGCGTTCTCAGAGTCCTTAGAAGCCACCTCAGAGGCTTTTGCATTGTCTTCAGATACCTTAGCGGCATCTCTAGCTTTCTCCGCATTTAGCCTAGCCTGATAGACACCTTCTACATCTTTTTTGTAGTACTCAAGGTTAACAGCATCGTTGTCCTTAATAGGAGTCCCTACATTAATGATGCGGTGTCCCTTAGCATCCCAATTGCCCTCTTTGTCACCAATAATGGCGTCATTGATGGCATCTCTACCTTCTTCAGCGATATGAAATGCCTGCATCTGAGACGTATCCAAGTCAGTAGCCTTAAGAATGGAGGCATCCTTAAAGGTGACTACTCGTTCAGTAGCTGAGGTATGTCTTCGGATTGTTAAGGATTCTCCTGATGCAGGAGCTACCTTAAGTCTAATTGTAGTTTTATCTAGGAAGTAATAGTCACTGCCGGTATCACCATAGTCACCCCCAGTAAGAGTAGTGCTAGGGTCTAATCGTACAGTAACGAAAGACTTCTTTAGATAATCAAAGGGAATGGTGAAGTCTGTTCTTGTACCGTCCCCTTCGTAAATGATAATAGTGGAAGCCATTATTGGTTGTCTGTAATAAAGTTAATCATTGTTTGCTGTAGATAGGGAGCATTTGGAGTAATAGCTTTAATGCTCCTTCCAAAGCTCTTAGCAATCCTCTCACGTTCTCTGTTAGTGTAGAGTGATTTGTTCATGAACTTAGTCTCTGCAAGGTTTCTAGCGTCTGCCTGAAGGTTCCATAGTCCACTAATGGTGCCATAAGCAGGAAGCAATTGCCTAGCCCACTCATCTAAATCAAAGTGCTTAGCAAAGTCCTTTCTATTGACGTCCTCAAAGGTAGTCGTAGATTTAATGCCTGTATTGAACCCTGCCATATTAGCAATTAGAGCAGGCATAGCAAAGACACTAGATCTCATGATACCGTTAAGGCCCACCATAGCTAACTCTTTAGCACCCATCTTATTCCAAGAATCAACCCCTAAAGAATACTTAAGGTAATTCTTGCGTTGCTCATCGTTCATACCAGACATAGCTAAACAAGACTGACCAATGTAACCTGCAGTACCTAAAGCACCTGACAGAGCAACCGTAAGGAACTGCCCTAATGCATCCCCTTCAGCGGCTCTTAGGGCACTCTTTGCTAACCTCTTGTTGTACGAACGAATAGCAAAAGATTTGAACTGAGTAAGAAGGTTCATCCAAGGAGACTTTTGATTGCCTCTCCATAGGAAGGTATCTGTTAAGTTATCTCTTTGGATAACCTCACTAGCTACGTAGTCCCCAAGTCTTCTGAGGGTCATGAGATTATTCATATCCCTTTCGATCAAATCAAAGTATTCCTGATCTTTGATCTTAATGCCCCCCTCAGGGGTAACTTCAGTAGAGTTCTTAAGAGCCTTCACTAAGTTAGAGAATCTTTTATCTGCCTTAAGACCTAATCGGTTCAACACAGAATCACTAAGGAACATACCTCTCTTACCTCCTTCATGAGCATACCTCACAAGGTCTCCTAAGAAGTCCCCCCGTGCAGTGCTCACAATAGAGTTCTGAGAGTGTGCTAGATATCTTGTGAAAGGAGAGTTACCAGCGGCATATGCAGTACATGCAACAACCTTAGCCATCCCTACATGCAGAGGGTCAGTCTTGTTTCGGGTGTATCTTTCAATATTTCTATTGTTGATTTCTCTCCAAGTCTGTCGTCTCTGTAGTTCATTGCCAAACACCTGATTGAGGATAGCGTGCCTATCATCGGCAGTGTAGACACCCTTAGACCAATCTGCTAACTTACGTTCTACCCCGGGAATACTCTTGATAATGAAAGAAGCCCCAAATCCTTTAATAGCTTCAGCAGTCTCAAAGTGATTCAAGAAACCCATAAAGGCATTCTTAGTGAAGAACGTAAGGTTCCTAGCAACATCATAGAATGCAGATGCTACAGTGTCCCCCTCATTAGGGTCTCTCATAGAGCGGCCATAGTAATCAGCAAAGTATGCCCTTAGTGCCTCTGTCTGCTCATTCTTAGTCTTTAGGTTAATCTCAGATTTACCTAGGTCATTCAAAAGATCATCAAAGTATCTTTCAGCATCCTTGTAGCTAGTGACTCCGAACACTTTATTAAGACCTAAATCCCCTGAGACCCTTAAGGTATACCCTTGCATAGTATCAAAGGAATCAGCCTGTAGTTTGTCTACAGAGAAACCATCAGTGTCCTCAATAGTGAACTTCCAAGGCAATCTGCTCTTTTGATAGTTATAACTAAAGCCCCCATCAGCATCATTAAGGAAGCCTTTGCGGATCCCCTCGCCTTGATCAAGATGACCTAAGGCATCACTATTGGCTTCTTTAGTTACCCATTCTTCAAACGTAGGAACACTCTTAGGAACTTTATTAGGGGCATCCTCTGCAAGCTTCTCTGCAGGTTTGACAATAGTATCATCATAAATCTTTTGGAACTGCTTAAGAACTTTAGGATCATCAAGAGACCGCAACAAGAGATTAGCAATCTTCTCTTTAGCAAGCTTGATGTTGCCTAATCTTGAGGCTGAACCAAAGGAATCAACAAAGTCTGCAGCCTTTTTAAAGGAGACAATGTGAGGGAAGTAGTCTTCGACACCTTTAATCATCTTGCCGTTGACAAGAGCACCTCCATAGAAATTATAGAATCCTTGGTACTCTTTAACAGCATTCTGAAAGTTCTTTGAGGAATCTAAAGGTGTTTCAATGCCTTCAACCTTTTGTTTAATCAGGTGGTCAAGGTCTTCATAAGAGTACTGATTGTTGTACTCATTGAATAACTTTTGACGATAATCAAAGTACGAATCGCTGTACTCTCTGCCTTTGTCTCTATAGAAATTTCTATATTCCTCTGCAGTGAACTTATCAGTGCTGAACTGCTGACCTGTAGATCTGTCGCCTCGCTCAGATTTACCTAAGCGATCCCAAACGTTCTCCTTAAATACCTTAGACCCTAATGTATCCGGTAGTTTGTCTATAGCACCTTGAACAGTGATTGATGGAAGCTTTGATTCAATCTTAGTGAGAAGATCATTAATGATACCTTTAGGGGTCTCCTTAGTGATTGCCTCCTCACCCTTCTCAGCAAAGTTCTTTACTTGAATTGTGGCACGTCTCGAAACATCCCCAAGAGGTTCACCAATGCCTTTCTTAGCTCCCCCTAAGAGCTTAGCAGCTCCTTCTATAGTGCCCCCAAAGGCCATCCCGATTCCGAAGTCCATGAAAGCACTGTTGTCATCCCCCATAGACCAATTATCAAGCTGACCTGAGACTGCCCCAGAGACTGCCCCTAGTCCAACTCTAGCAACTAAAGAACCTCCCCCTACAGGTGTATATGACAAAGGATCACCTGCCATAGAACCTGCACCTGACAATAGGTTATTCCATATGGAGGCATAAGACTGCTTCTTACGATAGTCATCTACCTCCTTCATGAGTGCTACATTCAAGTCAAACTGTGCTTTGTTCTGAGCACCCCAAAGAGCACTATTGTATCTATCTAGGTTATAATCAAACAACTCTAATATAGAGGTACGCTCGGCATCTGTAGGAGTATATGCAGGGGGACTAAAGAAATCATAGTTACCCCCAAGATACTTTTGGACTTCTTTAGGTGCCCATGTATTCCAAAAGCCCCCTACAAAGCCTACATCAGTATCAGCTTCCTCTTCTTTTATCTTTTGTTCTTCCTGTTGATGGGCATTGAATTCAGCCTTTTGATACTCAGTAAAAGTGCTTACTTGATCAACACCTGACAAGGAATTCAAAGCTTTATCTGAAGAGGAGACAAAAGGGTTTCTAGTGGTTACTTCGTTGTCTGCCATGTATCAATACCTTCAGTTCTCTCATTCCACTTTCGATTAGCCTCATGAGCCTTAATAATCCACTGCTGTCCATAAGTCTTAGCAGGATTCTTAGCACGTTCATCAATGTAACTCTTGTAGCTGTCATTAATGAACTTATTGTCTACTCTAAACTTAACACGGCCATTAGTGATATCATAGACGTCTAAGGTATCTGTCTGAGGGTTATACCCAACAATAACGTCCTTATCAACAGTCCATTTGTTCTTCTCAAAGGCTGCCTCAAGTAACTTTTCAGTGTACTCCTGAACATCACTAAAGGAAGCGTTAGGGACACTAAAGAGACTATTGGGAATATAGGAGCCCATTAGTTTGACATTAGATTCTTCCATATCCTTCTTAGCTTTGTCTATAGCATCGCCAATATCTTCATTGAAGTATGAGTAGCTTAAAGCTTTGTTCAATGCTACAGTCTTAGAGTACTTATCATTGAACGAGATATCAAGATCATTAGAGATATTATCCTGCATAGCCTGAATGGTATGCCTTCCATCAGCCGTAGAAGATAACTCTTGATATCTTGAGGCAGCCCTAATGCAGTCCTCATAGGAGGAACCTGTTGAGATGCTATTCACTAAGGCTCTAACTAAGTTCTGCTCATAAGGTTTCATATCTCCGAAAGCTAACTCAAAGCTATCTGGGTGAGCCTTATAGAGAGACAGAACCATATCTAACTGTTGGGGAGCTTTTACATTAGCTACCTTAGATTCAGTTAACTTACGAACATCCCCAGTGAGGACACTCATCACTTTCTTAGCTTCTGCACTAAGATAAGCCTTAGCAGGATTATAGCCACCTGATGGGTTTGAAGCAATCTTAAAGATATCCTCAGTAGTGTAGGCACCTGATTCAACATTACTAGCAAAGATCTTATCTATGTCTTTACTAGACAAATCAAGGATATCAGGTTTATAGACAACCCCGCCAGTCTTCAGGGCATCTAAATAAAGGTTAACGTTCTGTAAGTTAGCGGCATCTTTAGCTTGCCTTTCGGCATCCCTATTAGCCTGAGCAACCAATCTAGCAGCCTGATCTCTTGCTCTTTGGCCTGCCTGAATAAGCCACTTATAGCGGTCACTAAGGGCACCCCCAGAACTCTGAGCTTCCCATTGAGCCATCTCATCGATAGTCTGATAGTTACCCTCATTAACGAATGCTTCTACTCGTCTATGGTCTTCACCCCAGACTTCAGCATCTCTAGTCCACATAGTGGCTCTAGCTTGTGCCTTAGCTTTGCCCCAAGCAAGCTCACCCATGATGTTCTTAAGACTCTCCCCTTTCTTAGCATAGGGAGGAGTGTAGTCACCCAACTGTTCGAGCAACTGAACACCATCGGATCTGCTAGCCACCATAGTGAGCATGTTGTCAATGAGCTTCTTCTGCTGATCAGGTGTATAGTGAACACCTACAGTATCGTAGATCTGATCAAAGACACCTACAATACTCTTAAAGTTAGCATTAGGATCATTAACGATAGCACTAAAGTTAGCTGATTCTGCTAAGATAGATGCCTGAGTTTTCTCATTGTTGTCTACTGCCTGAGCTTTAGCAATGAACCCTACACGACCCTGAGGAGAAGTCTCATAGAAGCCCCTGCGGAAGTACTCATCAGAATCATCGTACCCAAAGGCTTCCAACATATCACTCTTAGATTCTTGGAAGTATCTAAAAGCCTCAGCATCAATCTGCTCAGGAGACATATCCTTAAGCAGATTCTTGTCGATAACCTCTCTCTCAAAGTCCTGCTTAGCAATGGAGTAAGCCATCTTGCCATGCATGTACTTGAGACGAGACATAGCAATAGGGTCATCTTGGAATGGCACTGCATGATCCTGAATATCTCTTTGGTATTCCTCAAGAGAATGCTGTTGCAGGTACTCATCAACAAGCTTATTCTTTCTATCAGTCTCAGATTTAAAGTAGTCCTCAGTAGCTCTACCGATACCCTTAAAGGCATGCATTAATGATTCAGCCCAGTTGCGTTCCTCAGGCTGAACAGACTTCTCAGGGATATTTAAAGAAGCACCCTTATATTCCCCTAGCTTAGCTAAGCCAGAATTGAAGTACCTCCAAGTCCCCATCTCGTTAGCAATGGATGAAGTACCTGCTGTATTCTTATAAGCCATTAGTAGTAATAACCTCCATAGGAACCTCGTCTACCTCCATTGAATCCTTGGTTCAGTGCTCCTGTAGCATTCTGCAGATAATCCAAGAAATTAAACATACCTGCATTGTTAGTTCTCATTGTGCTATAGTTAGCCATGAAGTTGCTCATAAAGCTACCTCCAGTACCGGCCGTAGATGCGGAAGTAGTGACACCTGCTGTAGAGGTACCTAAAGCACTGGCACCTGCGGCACCTGAGAGACCCGCAGAGCCCCCAACACTAGAGGTACCTGCAAGTACTGTCTCTCCGCCTACAGTGCCTGCAATAGAACCACCGGTACCACCTGCGGCTCCACCTGCGGCACCCGCAAGGGCACTGCCTGCACCTGCAGTGAACGCACCAATAGCTGCACCTTTAGCAGTCGTATCAAGGAACTCCATAAGGTAACTAATGCCGCCCTTATATTGGCTCTTGAGTTGATCTCTGGCTTGTTCTACAGAATTCTTCATTTGGACATACAGGGCATCCTTCTGAGATCTAATGTTAGTTACATCGGTCTCATAGGCATCCTTAAGAGCAGTCTTTTGTCGCAACACTGCACCTGAAATGGATCTTTTGATTTGTCCTGCAGTTCGCCCTTCGTAACCTGTCTCAGCTAGAGAAGCTTCAACTGTAGCGTTATTCTGCAAGGCGTTATAAGACAACTGAAATAAGTTGCTCACAGCATTATCATAGGCACTCTGCTCTTGTCTAGTCAATTGGTTCTGATTCCAATTGTAGTTCATCTGAGCATAGTACATCTGTTTCTTGAATGCTTTAGTGAGAGATCTGTTGTACTTTGATTTCTGCCACAGGGAACTGCCACCACCTGCAACTGCACCGATTACTGCGCCTGCAGCAATTATTCCTGACATAGTTCCTCTCTATTGTTAGTCAATAACTGCCACTCATCAGTAAACTCTTTCTCTGCTTCCTCTACAGTAGAAGCGTTACTAGCAAAGAACATTGTAATGTAGGTGTCCTCAAAGGCACTAAAGACTTGCCTACGGCCATCCATACCTTTCAATACAGAATAGCCAGAGATCTCCTCTAGGTGATCCCCTACGACAACCTTACAGTACCCACTAACGATAACCACTGTAGGAATCTTAATGAAAGCACCTGCACCAATCTCACCCTTTCTCAATAGAATGGTTCTAACGTAACAGCCTGCCCATAGGAAGTGCTCTACTTCAATAGGTGCCTCAGGCAGAGACAGAGTAGCCATAACAAGACCTTTACCAATCTCTTGCTCCATCGGTGACATACTAGACAAAGCCTTACTCATGGCTTTCTTAAGAGTTAATCCCTTTCTCACGTCTGACTATTCCTCCGAATGTAATATCCTTCCCAACCACCAGAGATAAGGTTCACAGGTAAAGGATTATCTGAAGTAACTGTAATCTTAACCTCAGTACTATTGTCCTGCACAGGGAATTTAAACTTACCTGTTGCTACTCTATAGGATCCTAAGACTAATGGAGATTCACTTAAGACCTTAGATGTACAAGTGTACTTGAAGTGCTTATTCTTTACTTCGTTGTCTACAGACACATCAAAGGTACCAGAGTTACTATAGTTAAACCAATAGTATCTCAGTTGTAATCTACCTTCATCTTCAGAGATTATAGCACCATCCGAAGTAGTTTTCTTAATCGCTGGTCTAGACAATACAACATCAAATTCATATTGCCTGCCTACGAAGTAAGTCATGCCTCTGAGATCCCCAGTAACCTTAAAGACACCATTATCATCCCAAGAGGATACCTGATGATAGTAGCCATCAGTACCAACTAGACAATACGTAGCTGAGCCAATCTTAGGAACAGCACCATAGACATCCTTTAGGGAGACCTCGGTATAGTCATTGTAGGCACTGTACTTATTAGTACCAGGGATGACATAGCGTACCTTACGATCCATAAAGTATCTTACAGGCTCATCAGAGAAGTCTACTGCCTGACCTGTAAGCATGCTCTTCTCTAAGAACAGTCCGCCATCAGTGTTAATAAGGAAGTAGATTTCAGAGCCTACGAACTCTGCAAGTAAGACCTGAGTACCTTCATATCTGAAAGTCCACTTACACCAAGACTGTTGCATACTCTGAGAATTCTGAATGATGTACTTAAAGATCCATACAGTGTTAGGATGAGTACGTGAACACAGTGTGATTACATTGTCTGAAGTATTACCAGAGAGCCTAAAGATACCCCTAGGAATGTACGTAGGAACATGTGCAGAGACATCTTCAGCATCCTTAAGATCAGCTACGTCCTGTACCGTATAGTATCTCATGAGAGAGCAATAGTTAACTCTGTTAGAGATAAAGAAAATACTTTGTCCTACACCTAAAGGCTGAGCATCATCACTGTAATCAAAGGAAGTGATTTGATCAACCTTAGCACTCTTAGGGGTCATTACGCCATCGCTAGAGAGAACAAATTGTCCCTCTCTAGAGAACAACATTAGTTCACGACTAAAGGGAACTGCATGTGTCAGAATGCATACTTTGTTTGAAGATACAGCAAGGTCAATTGGATCAGTATCAGCAATAGTAGCTGCGGATCTAAACCAGAAATTAAAGAAGTCAGCAGAAGCACTGAGGATAACATTTTCACCACTAATGAACCCTAAGCGATTTCTGTAGAAGAACATATCATTTAAGGTCTCTCCTACGAAGCTAGGCTCAGGATTGCTGTCCTCATCACCTACTGCTCTATCAGTCCATGTAAGTCTCTTGAAGTGGAAGCTCCCATCAGATTCTCTTACGAGAGCATGAGGCATACTAGAGTAATCAAATTGGTACTTAATGTTGGGGGCTGCACACTCTAACCAAGCATTCTTACCTTCATTGTAGTTAACGTAGTAGTCATCATCAGCAGAATTAGATTCACCCTTAATGCGCATGATGTAACCATCAGGAGCAGCAGGGGGAAGCTTAGAGACACTGTTAACGTAACCCTTCAACACATATGCATTGGTGTTGCCAAAGCCATCCTTAACGACAACATTAGGCATATTCCAACTAGACTTAGCTTGGATGGAAACTACGGAATCACCACAGACTGAGAAGTTGTAGTTACTAAAGTTGAATTTTGGATTCTTAGCGAACCCCATAGAGGCTCTGCCTCCAATCTGTCCTAATAGCCAATCATAGGTAGTGGCTCCCGCATCAGCACCCTGAGAACCTGTAGCTAAGTCTACAAGTTTCTCTGCAATGTACGCAGAGGTAGTCTGTACAGCCTGATTAGCTGAACCACCATCAGGTGTAATGACACCACACATAAAGGTACTGCCCATAAAGAGAGCATAGGTCTTAGCATAGGAGGCATTCTTAATGTACGCTAGTGCAGTGTCCTGACCCTTACGAGGGGTAGTAGCACTAGACATACCAATAGTTTTACTGCGATTCAGAATGAACGTATAGTCGGCAACAGTGACTGCTCTAAATTCATCATTAGCGTCCGTGACATTAAGATAACTAGCATCATTGTCAATAACAACTTTCTTTTCAGTTCCATCAAAATCCCATACCTTTAGAGACCCGCTGGACATACCTAAGATATACTGTTCATTCTCATCTCTGTTGATCACATGATACTTAGTAGTGAGTGGGTCTACTTTGTCTCCAAGTCTCTTAATGTGAATCGTAGGAGGTCTCTTTTGCAGGCCATCGACTTCACTAGAGAAACCATTGATCTGTTCCTCTACCTGATCAGCAAACCTAATGATATCCGGTTGCTGAGATACACCACCCTTGTAGGATACCGTTGATTGTGATACTAATGGCATCCCTATTAACTCCTCTGGATATACTGAGAGATATATTGGTCATCATTGAGGATATTATAGTTACCCGTAGTTAGATCATAGTCAATGATATCTGCATAGGCACTAGATTCCTCAGTCATCAAATGATTGTTCAGTTCATCTGAAGTAAGATATCTCATCTGGAAGATTCTAGCCGCACGACAAGTAATGAACTTACGGAATACCTCAGGTAACTCCTCAAAGTCTAATCCTCTAACCAGAGTATCTAAAGTCAAACCCTCAGGGAACTCATTGGTCTGCGAAAGAATGTCGAAAAAATAGCCGGATCGTCTGATCAACTTATAACCACTGCTGACAAACCTAAGATAATTATTAGGGCAGGGAACTAAGTTAGTATCAGCGTCCGGCAATAAAGCTACTGAACCTTCAATATTAAAGTCCCATCCTCTTGATTGAATCTCTTTAGAGACACTATCGAGAATCCTCACTGCATTCAGAACGTCTACATTCAGTTCATCTTCAAGTGAGTTGACAGGACTAGAGCCTACAGCAGATAAAATCTCATTCACTGCATCTAGTTTGTTAGAAGGAGTGACAATCATAATTTATCCTTTGTAGTAGTATTTTTATAGTTGTTATTATGTATTATTTGGGAGCTGCAGGGATCTTAGGCTTCCTAGAGACTACCTTAGGTTTGACTTCAGTTGGGGCTTTAATCAAACCTAATTTAATCTTTTCTTCTACAGTCAAACGGGAGCCTTTCTTAGAACCCCCGTTGACATAGAAATAGGAATCCTTAATGTCGGATTCCGAGTACATTATGCACTAACCTGAGCAGTCTTAACGAAGAGACCCACGGCTTCAGGACGAAGACCACCGTGACCCACAGCCATCTTAGCGATGACCTGATCAGCCTGATATTCAGCTCTGCGAGCACGTTCCATAGCAAGATCCTTCAGCTTAAGGGCACCCACAGCGGAACGATGGAAGGCGATACCCTGAAGGACAGCCGTAGAGATCTGATCCTTAAGAGCGTGCTTACCATCAACACCCTTGTTCAAGAAGTTCGGGGTTTCAACAATCTGGAAACCACAGACATTCTGGAGCTTGCCCGTATTCGGATCAAAGATAGCAGCAAAGTTAGCAGCATCCGGCATAAGGGCACGGCAGATAGCCGAATAACCTTCGGGGGAGACAAGGAAATAACGGTCACCTGCCGGAACCCAATTCTTCGTAAACTGAGCACGGGCCTCAATAAGACCCTGCAGGAGGATGTTGCCATACGCCGCAGTCGTAGCTTCATCTTCACCCGTGGCATACTCAAATGCCTTACCCGTACCGGGGTTCTCAAGAGCGGCATTATCAGGGATGTTCTCAGGCATGCCATCAGCACCCTTAGCACCCGTATTGGCAAGCTCATTGATAGAAGCACAGTCGAAAGCCTGAGCAAGAGCTTCACCAAGCTGCTTAGAGTATTCCGTACGGACATCATAGTGATTCATTGCATCATCAATGTCCGTAATAAGGGCATCAGCAGTCAGGAGACCATCAATAGCAATCACTCGCTCCGTGTTCTCCATCTTCTTGCGCTGATCATCCAAGGAGTTACCCGGGGTAAGATACTTGGCGTGGGTACGACCCATGACAGCGAAGCTAGCAGAACGACCGTGCGGAATAGTACGAACAATCTGTTTGTCCATCATGACAGACGTTCTCGTGAAAGCCGTAAGGACTTCACCAGAGAAGATCTTCATGAACAGCGCATCACGATCACCAGCGCTCAGGTTCTGACCAGGATTAGAAATAGAATTAGCGGTTAACGCAGCCATTTTATTATATTCTTATTGTAGTTATATTATTGTTATTAGGAAATGTTTTATTATGGGTACGTTACAACTGAGTATAGTACATCTTCATTTCGATAGCTCTAGTGTAACTGGGGTCAGCACCATAGCGGGGGTCACTCATAGCCTCCACTACTTCCTGCTTACTTGAGAAGCCCTTATAGCCACCCGTAGTAACCCCACCACCCATAATAGTAGGATTACGTGTTCCTTGCTTAGCAACCATCTTAGCTTTCATACCCTCAAACATCAGGGTTACAGCTTCAAGATTGTTGTTGTCAATAGCTCGATTAAAGGAACTCAGAACCTTATTAGAGAGGTTTCCTTGTGCCCACTCAATAACCTTGTTGTACGCCTGTTCTCCACCTGCTGAATTATAGACAGCATTGGTGAACTCACTCTCAAGGTTCTGTCGTGATTCAATGAAACCCTCAATGACCTCTGCAGGATACCCTGCCTGAGCAAGGTCAGCCATAGTCTTACTAGACAAGGCACCGTACTCATTGTATTCCTTAATGGCCTGATTGAAGTCCACACCTTTAGCCTTAAGATCCTTACCAAGGGCATCTAAGGTTTTCGTGTGCTTATCAATCTTTACATTAAGGTCACCCTCAGGTTCTGCCTGAGGTTCACCCTGCGGTTCACCCTGCGGTTCACCCTCAGGAGCTGGAGCAATCTCACCGCCTTCCTTAAGCATTCCTGAGGTATCATCACCATCAAGGCTAAGCTGCTGAGTACCTGAGATCATAATGTCAACACCATTGTCGACACTAAGACCATCACTATTCAAATTTGTTGTTTCTTCGCTCACCTGTTACACCCCCTGTTCCTGTTGAGCTTTGTTGTTATCTACTGCCATCTGAGCCTGAGCATCAACACCCTGCTGAGCGGCATACTGTTCCATCATTGCCTGTTGTTCCTGAGCAACCTGTTCAGGAGACTTAACGAGACCTGTAGCATCAATCTGAGCACTCGTGAAGATACGCATAGCTAAGTTCTGCTGATTGATCATTTGCATGATATCAGGGAACTGAGCAAGTACCTGAAGTGCCTGAGACAAGTTAGCAAAGTCATGACCACGACCCAAGGCATCAACACCGGTGATGACTGTAGGTTCAATGGTAGCAAACTGCTCAGAGATAGTCGGAAGACTGCCATTAGACTGCATCTGATTAAAGATACAGGCAACTAAAGGCAACTGAAGTTCCTGAGACAGGAGACTATAGACGCCCCCTAAGGTATCCTCAAGTTCCTGAGCAATGTATCTGATCTCCTCTGCTGTTCTTTTGTATTGTGGGGGCTCGCTACACCCCGCCTATGTATTGCTACATAGAATAGACTATATCTTTCCTAAAGGATTCTATGTTTCGAGTACGCTTGTACCCTACGGCTTTCGCCTAGTCGTTACACTTATTTAAACTACTGTGACCTGTCACCCTAGCCCAACTTCTTCCTTGCCAAATACTTCGCACGCTATTTAAATTAATCTTATAGAACCTATAGCGATTAACAAACTGCTTAGGAGTAAGGCCAGAATCTCTGAATGAATAAATCCACTTAGCTTCTTCTTCAGTAAGCTTAGAGGTTCCAATCATTTCCCCGTGTTGCCTCATGTGCAAACCTGTATCCCAACAATGCCGTACGTTCTGCTTAGCTGTACACCATTCAAGGTTACTAGCCGCATTGTTGTAACGGTTGCCATCAATATGGTTAACTTGGGGAAGATTCTCAGGATTAGGAATAAAAATTTGAGCTACTAATCTATGAAGAGGAAGAAACTTTCCTACTTCATCCGTGCCTAAGTGAATCTTAACATATCTATTGTTCTTTGTAATAGATGTGCCACGAATCCACTTGCCATTAGTATCATTATGAACCCTGCCATCTTCATAAATAGTATATTGGTGGATGCAGGAGAAGGGTAAATAGTCATTTAGTTTAGCATTTCTCATAGAGTTAAACGCCTGATAAGCTCGGTATTGTCCCCAAGGGAGTTCCACCGAATTAATAGAATTTATACAGAGCTAGTATGTCAACCCTGTCACGAGTGATTTGAGCAGTAGTACTAGACAACATGAAGCAATAAGACAATCTCTGTTCGATACCCTGAGATACCGCATAGCATCCCTGAAGGTCAGTCTGTTTGTTTGTCTGCATTGCAACAATATCGTCCTGTCGTCCTCTAACGAAAGCACCATTCTCAGCTTTAGTAAGAGCTTTGATATTGGTCTGACAAGAGGGAGACACAAGGTACAATACCTTAGCACAAATCATAGCCATATCGTTAATGGCATGCTGAAGGTTCTCTAAAGAGATCAAGTCACCTAGGTAGTCTTCAACAAAAGATCGACCATAGGATTCCCCATCTTTCTTAGTGAATCTCACAGGGATCCAAGGGCATTTACCATAGGGATATGTCTGTTCTGATCCGGGGATAATAGTGTTATTAACTTCCTGATAGGATTCCCAAGTAGATGCCTCTAGTGTATCCCCACGGACAAGATAAGTATGAGTGTAGATGTTAACCTTCTCAGACTTATTAACCTCATTACCAGCGTTGCCTAAGAGACCTAAGATACTCGGAGGGATAGTCCCCTGAGCTAAAGTATCCCTAGCGACAATCTGAAGGACATTACCGATAGCATCTCTCTCAACTACATAGTTTCTGAGAGTGTAGCACTTCATGCCCCCCTCTAGAGGAGGCAGAAAGAGCAGCGCATTGCCAGCAATAAGCAACTGTTTGATGCACTCAAAGAGCGTAGGTCTAAGACCGTTGTGCTCCATATACTTCACCATAGCAGCCTCCATCATGGACAAGCCGTACTCTATGGTATCCTTAACCTGATCATTGCCAGATGCCTGCAGTGCCTCATTAGATGCAGTATCTAACCCAAGTCTGAAGAAAGGCTGACCCGGGGGAAGCAAAGATAACAACAACTTAGATGCTAAATTATTGAGACCTCTAGCCCCAATAGAGTTATAAGGTGTCGTATAGGCAGTGCCACCATCATCAGATTCCTTAGGGAACAACTGAGGGATAGTATAGGTAGCATTCTTCTCTGCTCTCTGGGTATACTGATCTCTGTCCGTAGACAGTCTTTCGTATACCTTTTGTGCACCTTCAGCAGTTTGATTATCTAGTTTAGTTTCTGCCATTTATCATGTCACACGATATTACGTCCTGTACCACCGGCACCACTGATGTTCACCTTAAGGCTACTCTTACGTTTCTTAGAGGTTGTTGACTGGGTGGTAGTAGAGACACCCTTAGATCCCTTAGAGGAATCATAGGTCTCATTAGCACCCGCACCGCCACTGTTCATGATACTCTCACCAACCTGAGGGTTACTAGAGGGGGTAGCTGCAGTAGTAGCCTTAGTGTCATCGTAACCCTCAGTACCTACAGAAGTATCTACAGTGGGCGCAGTCTCAGTGACCTTTTCATTTTTATTAACAGGAGCAATCTTACCGGTAGATGTTTTCTTACCACCTCTTGACTTACCGAAATGATGATTACGATCCTGCCAAGATGAATCTCCACGTCCCATTAGACAATATTCCTTCCGCTAGAGGTACCTGCCATGTTAACCTTAAGAGACTTCTTGCCTCTCTTCTTACCCTTAGCCAACTGTTGCTTCTCTGATTCAGCTTCAGTAGTGTTAGACGTATCTGCATCAACACGGCCTAACTCAGGAGCAGGTACAACATCTTCCTGAGCTGTCTGACCAGAGTTACCACCGCCACCAATAAGGCCACCAGTGGAGACCTTAACTACTTTCTTAAAGGCTTTACTGATTGAGCCCATTAATATCCTCTTTACTTAAATAATAGCAATTATAAATTCGGAATCCTTTAGAGACATAACTATTCTTTAACATAGGAGCACACCAATCATTGACACTCCCAGTTTGAATATAGTCACACTCATCATTCTTTAGACAATCAATTAAATAATCAGACAATGCTCTAGCAATGCCTGCTCCTCTTTTAAAAGAGACAGTCCATTCTTCATTAAGGATTCTTTGCTTATTAGAATACCAAGGGTAACCATAGGATAACAAACAGCATCCCACTAGTTCATCTGCAGATTGACTATAGAAACCAATAATACGATAATCATATTGGTTATTATTCAATACTACATCTTTAACAAAAGACCTAATATAGTCTTTATCTAAGTTTCTTATGAAGGATAAATTATTAGGATTATCTATAATAGATTCCATACATTTATCTAGAGCCTCCATAGCTGTCTTTAAGTCTACAATAGGTTTAACATAAAGTTTACCTATAGACCCCCTATAGTCCCCCATAGTATTCGTCATCCTTTTTTTAATTTTTTATATTACGTTAGTGCCTACACCCTTAGATTTATCTAAGGATACCTTAAGACCTTTCTTACCCTTTCTAGCTTTCTGCTCTTCAGTCTCCTGAGCACCTAGTTCAGGTTCCTGAGGTTCAACTACAGGGTTGTCTAAGGCCGGTGCCTGAACTTTCACTTCAGGTGTCTTAGGCTTGGAAAACAGTGAACCCATCTACTCCTCATTTACATGGTTCTGTTCATTGAACTTATTTTCAAGGAAGTCAAGTACATCCTGTACACCACCACAGTAATCAATGGTAGGCTTATAGCGGATCATCTTGCGTACATCAAAGATCTTCTGAAGTCCCTCCAACAAGTCTTTCGGGACAGCCGGAAAGTTATCGAAGAGGGGTTCATCAGGATCACTTTTAGTGGTATCTTTGATATCAATTTTCATAGATTCGTCTTTCACGATTATCTATCTCCTAGTGTGGTGAATTTATTATCAACTATCTGTCGTCTTAATAGGGACGATTTTATCAGGTGTCCAAAGGGTATCTTTAGTGTCCCCTTGACGAAGAATATAGGCCATTCTAGCTTGCAGCAGAGCATCATCTTCAGTAAGACCAGCTTTCTTGTAGGTATTAACTACAGTCTCCCATAGTTTCTCTTTAGGTACACCTTTAAGGATCCTCTCTGCTCTTACTGCTCCAATGCCGGGGCAACCTTTATAGCCATCAGCGGTGTCTCCTACTAGTGTCTGAAACATATGCCAATAGTTAGCTTTATCTTCATCAAGCCAATAGATTTGATCTTCATTAACCCTATAGAAATGAGTAGGTAATGTTTTGAAGTCTTTATCCATTGAGACAATTAAAGTGGTATTAGGAGTACTATTAATACCAATTACATCATCAGCCTCTAGTGATTCAATGAATTTAGATTCATAGTTATTCTTAATCCATTCAACCAAAGCATTATAACAAGTAGGCTTTCTTTTATCTTGTCTATTGCTTTTATAGTCAGGCATTAGATGCTTTCTAAAGTTGTCATTAGGATCACTAAAGACAAACACATTATCATTTAATGATACATTATGGTTAGTCTTTAGTGCACCTTTAATACCGCCCATTATCTCTTCAAATTGATCTATTGCATCATCCAAATAAGCATGACAAGTGTATAGACCATCTCCCCAATAGATATCCTTTTGGACAGCTGAAGAGGCTTTATAGGCCAATAGGTCTCCATCTATTAGCCCAATGTATTCTTTATTAGTAGCGCTCATAGGATGATGCAAGCTCAGTGCCAGAACGAGTAAGCAGCCATCGATTGCCTGCCTGTCGAATGTACTTATTGATTGACGTAATGTGACCTCGGGAGGCCATCTCAGCAATCATTCGTGCATTGAATCGACAATAGTCTGACTGAAGTTTAGGATGGACTTCACCAATGTAAGCAAGAGCACTGCAGTAGTTACTCATCTCAGCGTTACGCTTGTGAACAATAATCTCCCCAGTACTTTTCTCTTCAGTGTAGAAATACTTAGGCATCTTCATAGTTACCCTCCTCTTCAGTAGTCGTATCTGAAGTCACACTGTAACCGAGCTTCATAAGGAGGTCATGAATGATCTCTTCAGGAGACCAATCCTTCCAAGTTTCAGGCTCTGGCTCATAGTTAAGCACAGTCTCCCCATTAAGAGTGACTACAGCACCATAAGCAGGGACATTGCCATACTCATCATGCTTAACCTTCCACTTCCACATAATGTGAAGGTGATTAAGAGGTTCCTTAGGAGCCTTATAGTCACGCAGCAGTGCTGCCTTAGTTTCTTTAGTCATACCAGTGTTTTCCATAGTAGTAATTAATGAGTATCAGCCCAAGTACGGCCAATCTTTCCTTCTGTATCAAGTTGACATTTAAAATTAAAGAATGCCTGAGTTTGTCTCATTGATTCTTGAGCAATCCTACAGCAATCTTCAGCGATTTCCTTAGTGCGACAAGCAACGCCAATTTCATCATGACACCACACCTGCAGTGCAAAGTCACCATTCCAACCATGCCTATAGCCAGCCTTTCGCATGTTCTCCTCCCACAGGCATACCCATTTCTTACAAATAAGAGCACCTGCAGATTGCAATAGTGTATTCAATGCTGAGTGTTCAGAGCGTACGTAGATAACCCGTCTGTCCAAACCTAAGACACAATGAGTAATCTCAAGCTGAGGACTATCAGGGTGCCAACGCTTACGCCACTTCACTTTACGAGAACCCCCTACCCACTCTGATGAAGAGATAAGACTACTAGAGATATCATCCACTAGTTGCTTATAAGCAGGGATAGCTTTAAAGAACTTATCCTTAAGGATCTTACCTGCCCTAGCGTCTCCCCCTACGACCTCCCCAAGTTTAGCATCACCACCACCATAGAGGAGGCAGTAAATCATTGTTTTTGCTTGATTTCTTGTTGCAAGCCCCGCCATCTTTTGATTATGCGTATGGATATCCCCTGATAGGATTTCCTTTACATATGCCCCATTATCATAAGGATATAGGAAATGCCCGAGGCAGCGCAACTCAAGCCCAGAAGCATCAATACCAGCTTCATACCAACCTTTCGGAACAGTAAATAGCTCCCTGCATAGTCTCCCGTAGGGGGCTCTATTGGCAGGAACTTGAGCAACATTAGGATAACTATGAGTTGCACGCCCAGTGACAGCACCATTAGGGTTAACGGAACCATGAATACGCCATAGGTGATCATTAGGATCCTCCTTCATCAGCTTTAGCCACGCATTACTACCCTCAGCAAGCTGACCAATACGTTTGTTTAACATGAGAAGCTCTAGGATCTTGCTAGTCATAGGGATATCTTTAGCAGTCTTTAGAGTTTCTTCATCAACCTTAGGCAACCCCGTATCAGTCACCTCCTGAGGCTCCCATCCTTGTTCAATGAGAACCTTAGCAATCTGTTGTCGACTATTGGGATTAAAGGTTTCATAAACAGGATATTGTACTCCTGCTTTAATACCTTTCTTAGCGTTGTCTCTCTTGTAGGTCTTATAGCCAGTCAATAGAGGAGGGACACTCTCTTGCAGCTCTTTAGTCAACTCATCTCTGCGCCCTGCAAGTTCACTATAGAGAACTACAGCTTTATCTCTATCAAAGACAAAACCATTACGCTCCTGCTTAGCCATAACCCATGCAATATCATGCTCAAGCTGTACGGCCTCCCAAGGATACCCTTTGCCTAAGAGTTTATCAAAGAGCATCTTAGTGACAACTACGTCCTGTTTGCAATACTTAAGCATATCTTCTGAGAAGCTGTCCCAAGCCTCCTCCTGTTCCCCGTAGGTGCCCTTGAGCTCACGCATACGATAGCCATAGGCTTTCAATGAATGGGAACCAAAGAGCTCCTTAGGAAGCCTCCCAGAGCGAATTAAGCCCATATCGAGATCTTTAATGTTGCTCCAAACTAGACGAGAAAAGACAAGCGTATCGATAACACAATCCCTAGGATCAAACTTCAGGTCTCTACCTAAGAGCTTTTTAATAGCTGGAATATCGAACTTGCAACCATTATGATATACAAGCTTATATCCATCAGAGGCTTTTGTTTCTAAAAAAGAAACATATTCTGAAAAGTTAGTAAATGGAGTATATCCGTTAGTCTCACTATCGTATGCCCAAGAACACCAGAATTTTGTAAGAGTATCTAAAAGACCGTTTGTTTCTATATCAGTGACAAGGTACTTCATTTAAGCTCTCCTTTAAGATACTTATAAGCATTAAGAACAGTATCAGGGTTATCACCAAGTTTACCTATTGCAACATTACAATTCCAACACAGCAATCCTCTTACTACACCTGTTTTATGATCGTGATCTACACAGGCCGTTTTTGTTCTGTTAGTTGAAACTTCTTCAAAATGTCTTCCACATATAAGACACTTGCCATGCTGCTTTTCATATAATGCTTTATAAGAAGCTTCATCAAGACCATACTGTTTTAATGTATACTTTCTTGCTGAAACCCTGTGTCTTTCTTTTGAGCCTTCTCTTTTATAATACTCTTTTCCTTTTTTAGAGTGACATTCTTTGCACTCATTCCTATAACCATCTTTTGTATGATTATGTTTATAAAACTCTGTTATAGGTTTCTCTACACCACATATTCTGCACATTTTTGTAAGCATTTTCTATTTCTTAAATAGCTTTGCTAAAAAGATCCTACAGGAACATCAAAAGGAAAGCTACTGTAGTAGAGATCACCCACATAGCAATCACGTAGATCTTGAATACCAGAGAGCTTAGGTCTCTGTACGTAACAGAATTCTCATGCTCAGCGGCTAGAATCACAGGTGCTATAGGAAGCAACAGGATAAACCAAAAGCATGAGATGGCACGATCCGTAAGAGACATGTCCTTGTCGTAATACCAGAAAGTAAGTGGAGAGGTAAAATCTTTAAAACTCATTTACTTCATCCTCAAATGGGCAATCGTAGTCCTTTAGTCGGCCTGTTTCGGGATCATAATAGAGATAACCACCTATACCAGTCAAACCACTGAAACGATTCTTAAGTACTCTAATGGCCATGACATTAGGATTATCTCCCTGTTGATTCCTCTCTAGACCAATCACCATATCTGCAAGCTGAGCGATAGCACCGGAACCTCTAAGTTGACTTAAAGACACCTGAGCTCCTTCTTCGTGACCTTTCTTATCGGGGCGCTTAAGGTGACTAACGACATACATAGTACACCCTGTTTCTTCAACAAGGGATCTAAGGTTTGTCATTAGTTTGTCAATAGCTTTACGCTCCCCGCCATCGTCACTATTGTCCATACCAGAGACAACAATAGAGATATGGTCTAGGAAGATTCTATTGCATCCTAAAGCTACGATCATGTATCTAAGCTTACTAAGCAGATTCCCAGAATCAAGTGATCCAAAGTGATCATAGAGGAAGAACTTTCCGTTGCCAATCGTGGCATCAAAAGCACTCTTGAGTTCTTCTTTAGAAACACTATCGGGATCCACGCTGATAATGAGACGTCTATTAAGAAATATGGACATAAGTTCAAGTCCCGTCTTTGCCGTAGATTCCTCAAGAGCAACCACGCCACAAGTCTCGCCTTTAGAGACACCAAAGAAATATTCAAGCTCTCTGAGTAGAGTTGATTTGCCCATACCTGATCCTGAGGTGATGACATAAAGCTCACCGTGTCTAGCACCGTTTGTCTTGCTTTGGAGAGCTTGAAAAGGATAGGCCACACTGTCTTTAAGACTATCAAGACCTTCCACACACTTCTCATAGAGATCTTGACCTGAAACAATTCCATCAGGTCTGTAAGGCTTAGCGTTCCATATGGCCGATACAAGGTCACCTGATCTCCCAGCCTTAAGACACTCATTAGGATCCTTAAGAGGGAGATTAGCAATATACGCTTTACCCAATGGGAGAACTTTTGCACAATCTTCACATGCCTTTCGTCCCGGATCATCCATATCGAACATCAGGATGATCTCTTCAAAGTTATTAAGGTACTCTAGGTTAGCCTCAATGGCTTTCCTAGCAGCCTGAGCACCATTAGGGATAGACACTACAGGCCACTTATTGCCTTGCACTTGAGACACACTAAGGGCATCTATCTCACCCTCAGTGATTACTAGTTTCTTACCGCTAGACCACAACTGAGAACCATAGAGGCACCCAGAGATCTTCCCTAGTATAGCAAAAGACTTATCAGGGAATCTAAGCTTTTGTCCTACAAGAGAACCCTTGTCATCATAGTAGCAAGCCACTTGACAAGGGTTACCCTTATACTCCCCCACGAAATACTTTAGCTTAGTACAAGTATCTTTAGTGATACCCCTAGCAGGCAAAGCAGAGATCTGTAGTTCCTCTAAAGGAATCATATTGGATGCTGACATCTTTACCCCCTTGGGTTTGTCCAAAGATCCATCAGGTCTAAAATAAGTGGTACAGCTATAGCAATACCTATGACCATCACTAAAAACAGCAAGAGCATCACTAGAACCACACTTAGGACAGGGCTCATGATGCAGAAAGGTCGATTCCATGATCTAGCATATAGCGTGCACTTTGGAAATCACGAAGATTATATTGAAATCCTGTATCAAAGCTGTATCGGCACTGATGTTCAAAAGGTGTCATATGCCCACTATCAATAAGCCGCTTAGCAAGAGTAAGATCCTTTAGGATATCCGGCTTAGACCCATCGTGATTAAGGTAAGACACTCGGGCACAACGTGCAGCAGAGATAAGTGTGAGAATCCGCAGATCATCGATAGCATCCATCTCATCAAAGTTCACATACGGAAGCGTACGCCCCCCGTGAGCATTGATATAAATGTAGGTGTTGCTAACGGCACTCATAGCCAGCTTGATAGCCTTAGCAAGATCCTGAATCTCTGGATCAGCATCAGGAGACAACCGGAGCTTAAAGAAGTTGTCCCACTCAGTAGCAGTGACAATAACTTTAATCTTAGTGAAGGGCTCAAGGATACGATTAATGTGCTGCTTATGAAACCCCTCTTTGATCATCTTATGGGCGACCTCGATAGCTTGGAGTTTAGCATCATCCCAATGTTTGCAGAAGCTATCATACTCATCATCACTCATAAGCTCCTTACCTTGCATGCCTCTGCAGTTCTTATAGACATGCAAAGGTTTCCAAGGTTCATTCAAGATATTCTGAATAGTTCGCTCTACAGGAACTGCACGTGAACTAGAGGCGTTCCGTGAATGCATTCGGTGTGTCATGAATTCACTATGGATGAAACGAGGATACTCCAATTCAAACGTATAGAGGTTATCCCAGCGTGCACGAATGATAGCTTTAGAGTTACCTACGCAATAGACCTTAGAGATAGGATCATCACTCATCTTCATCATCCTCCTCCTCATCAGCATCATCTTCAGAATCTAGGAATTCCTCATACTCATATTCCCACTTCTCTTTCTGATTGCTATGGAGTTCATCACGGTATGAATCTCCATCAGGATAATGCCAATCTGATTTACGTTCAATAGGTTCCATAATTATGGTTTCCTTTAGTGTTTACTATGGTATAGCTTTGGTAGGCGATAGGGGATTCGAACCCCTAAGGATTTCTCCGAGTTATTTTAAGTAACTTGTGTCTACCCGTTTCACCAATCGCCTTCTGAGTATTTGGCGCGACCAGAGGGACTCGAACCCCCATCGTACACTTTAGAGGAATGTAGTATTATCCAATTATACTATGGTCGCTGATATTTTATTCGCCAAAAAAGATAGTCACATAGAGCCGCATACTTCCTACAAGCAAAAAGAATAATAAAGTCCAACCAGCAAAAGCCCAAAGAATTTCAAGCAGAAACTCCCACACGGGAAATACCATCATTTTAGTTCTCCTTTGCTGTTAAGTTTAATGAATGCTTCTAGTCTTGTGTTGAGGTCTCTGAGTATTTCAAGGCTCTCTCTATGAAGTCCTGCACTTTCTGCGAGTAACTGTCTACACGCTTGGACTGACTTTGCATCAGCTCTTCCGGCATTCGTGATGATTGATCTATCGGTGATACGTAAGTTGTACTGCACCCTGTCAATCCGCTTGCCAAGAGAAGTGAGCTCAGCAGTAGTATCACTCGAATTCTTAAGTATGAGAGATATTGTTTCATCTTTCTTAGCTATGAGCTCCCGTTGCTTAACTTGATGCTGAGCCTGTATTTCTGCAAGCTTAGCTGTGTTCCTTAGGTCTTCAACCTTATACCCCGAGAGGGCACCTAAAGCAAAGACTACAAGCAATACCCAAGTTCTCATAAAGTGCCTCTCTCTAGTAATGGAGATTATATCATCTAACTCTCACGAGGTCGCCCTTAGTGAACTCTAGAGTACCATTAGCCTCTAAAAGATCAGCCTTAGACAACTTACATCCATCTAAGGAATGCTCATCTTCATAGACAATATAGAGAGCTCCTCGGCCATACCACGACTGAACATCAAAGCAAGGGCAGTCTTTAGCTACCCCGGGGAAATCTCTATGCCCTAAGACCTTAGCTTTAGGATACTTACTCTTAAGCCAGTCTAAAAGTTTCTTAAGAGATTCCTTTTGCTTCTCTGTAAAGTTGTCTACAGACTTACCGTTACGATCAGTCCCCCCAATAAGGCAAATGCCAACACTGTCATCATTATAACCCAGAACGTGACTGCCAATAGCTTCAAGGGGTCTGCCATTTTGAATAGTTCCATCCGTAAGAATGACAAAGTGATAGCCTATACCAAGCCATCCCTTTTGACGATGCATTTGATCAATAGTTTTCCAAGTGTACTCAGGCTTATTTTGAGTAGCGCTGCAGTGAACCACCAGATAATCCGTAGAACTGCGAGACTTGAACTTAACAAAGTTTCTATGGTAGTCAATCAGTGGTTCCTTAAAGGTAGTAGTCATTTATTAATTCTCTTGTTGTTATTGTTATTATTCTTGTTCTTCAAGATTCCCTCAGGGATATCTTTAGGTTTCTCTTTAAGCCATTCTTCGGGGATCAGCTTATCAGCAAACTTAATGCCGTTCTTGTTGCAGAAGCTAGCGTAAGTAGTAGACGATCCCTTATAAATGTACGTCTTACTTCTACTAAAGACAAACCGGATATCTAACTCAGGATGTTGCTCACGGATTAATAAATGCTTCTTCCTATCTTCAGCATCCCAGACACCCTTAGTTTCTATAATGATGCCATTAGGCAACACGAAATCAGGGGTATACTTGTGAGTACTCTGAGGAACGACATACTCTAAGTACTGTTCCTCATAGTGTGGCTCAATAGAAAAGGACTTGAGGAAGTCTGAATTCTTCTCCTCAAGTCCTGATCTGTAGGTACCCGCGTTGTGCCTTTTAGCTTTGCTGTATGCTGCACTGCGGGTGGTCATTAGATACCACCAAAGACGTACTTAAAGTAATAATTCTTAGGATCTCGCTTCTCTTCACTGCCCTTATCAAAGATAGGAGATCCATTAGCGTACTTGAAGGTAGGTTTAGCATCACTAAGCGAAAAGTACATGTAACCAATAAAGAGGCTACCATCTTGCACACTAGAGGCATCTACAGGAATACTTTCTGCATCTTCACAGTATTCCTTATAGACATCCTTATGCATCAGCATGACTGCAACAAAGTCACAATCGATATCTTGCAGCACATGATCAGGGAATTTAATGGTGCATGGGTTCCACTCATAGAGATCGAAAGTAGGTTCCTTTTGTTCCTCTTTAAGTTCCTCAATGTTAGTCTTAAGACCCTGCACAACATCCTGCATCGTAGCAAGAGTAAATTGAGCCTTATCAATGCGGTTCTCAAGTTCTTCCAAAGTAATCATCTTAGGTACTCCCTAGTTATTGTGATTAAAAGTCAGTGGCTCCAACAGCCTTGCGTGATTCTACTTCATCTTCATCGAGGCTGTCAAAAGGTGCTTCTTCCTTGAATGCCTCATAGCCTTCCTCTTCAGCAGAGAAGCCGTAGTCCTCTGCAGAGTTGCCACCAAACTCATTAAGCTTAATCACTTGGACTGCAACCGGTCGAAGGCTAAGGCCAACCTGCTTAGTTGACTGCATGAAGTAAGGTGCTGCAGTGAAGCTAAGACGAATCACTGAATCACGACCTACATTGACGTCAATAGGCTTGCCCTTAGAATCAAAATGAGCAATCTTGACGTTAGCTGTAGATCCATCCTTCTTTTTGATTACAGCATTCTGCTTAAACTTAAGGTAGACATTACCTTCTTCATCTTCAAAGTAAAGATCAGACTTATGGATCTTTTTCTTATTCATTGCATTAGCTTCAGAGACTTCCTCATCGAAAGCCTTGTCCTGAATAGCCTCAAGCTTCTCAATGAGTTTCTTAAGTTCATCAGTCATACCTTCGAAGCGCATAGTGACACTGAAGACACCTTCAGGATTGAACTTCATATCAGGCTCCTTCAGGTGAGGATACTGAGCAAAGCCCTTCGGAGTAGTGTAACGTTCGATCATTTTAAAATGGTTTCCTTATTTAATTAATTAAAAGGTTACTAGAGAGGTTCATTGGTTCTCTCTAGTAATGGAGATTTTATTATTGTTAGCAGAACGCATACATAGACTGTTTGACTACATCAAGATCTAATGTACCGTGCTTAGGAATCGGAGGCAACTCCTTAGCTTTCTTAGGAGACAACATATTCTCGACTTGATCATGAAGATCCTGCAGCACATCATTCTGTTTGTATGTTTCAGCAAAGACCTCACGGACAAGAGAGAACATCAAATCACCTTGACCTGCAGGGCAGCCATAGGAATCATGAATCATAGCGAACTGATGGATGCCAGCATCAACACAAGCGTCTACAGTCAGCATAAGGTGACTAGCGTCCATAGAGTGCACATAGTTAGGAGCGATACCCTGTTTCTGCTTACGAGAATCGATTTCCCCTAAGTCCTCAGAGACACTAATTTGAAAGGTCTCACCTTCAGTCTTAGCTTCATCAGGAGCACCCGATTCATCAGTTACATGGATAGTTCCGCTGCAGAAGGTCTTGAGTTTCTTTAGACGAACCTTAGGATACCTTTGACGAACCAAGAAACCACTTGGAGTTACCCATTGTGTAGGCAGGTTCTCACCATTGATATTCTTGTCAGTAGCAAGTAAACCTGAGGCAGTCTGTAGCCAGTCCATAGCTTCCCTAGCTTTAACGACAACCTCACCTAATGAATTCCAAATCTTGTCTGCCATATAGGTAGCAGCTTGTCGAGGCTTAGAGAATGCTAATGGGTGATGCTCTAGACAAGGGTAGATAGTATCTTCAAGAATCTGCTCAGTAAAGCCATATTTCTTTGCACCGTAAGAGAGTGTCATAGTTGGTCTCTTGGTTACCTTACGGGTAATTCCATAGGCCAGCCATTCCTTAGCAAGTGCCTTAGTGCCCTTGGCGACATACTCAGTGCCATCCTCAGCAGTCTTAAATTCATCTTCAGTACCCCCTTGAGCATCCTTTAGGAGAGCCTTCTTCACGTGCTCAGCAACAATGCCATAAATATCGTGAACCTTGTCGTCGGGCACGAGGTTTACTGCAGTACCCCCAATTTCATCCTTTAACATAGCTGAGAAGTGCTGGATACCACTGCAGCTGCCATCGAATGCAACAGGAATATGAGACACATAATCTGTACCTTGTTCCATGAAATCAGCCCATTCAAAGCAAAACGCTAGGAACTCCCAAGGTGAATCTGTTTCAGTCCATTCAAGATATGTGAGAGGATCTTTAGCAGTCTTTAGGATAAGCTCAGTGTTCTCATAGACCCACGCAATGCGCTCCTCCAGTGGTTTCTTATCGAGACCATAGCAGTTAGCACCTTGAATGGCTAACCAAGCTACACCAGAGTCTCCTAAAGGTGCACCATCAGCAAACTCTAGCAAACTCTTGCAGAAATCAGTGCCTTGTGGATTCAGCAAAGGCAGCGGATAGACACGACCACGGAAATCAAGATTATGAGGAAAGTAGATACGTTCATAGTCTTTATAGATATCCGCAAGGGCAAGCTGAGCATTCACTGCATAACGCTTAGACTTACGCTTATTGTCACGCTGAAAGTAGATAACCATAGACTTACGCCATTCCTTCTGTACCTGAGGATCCTTGTCTGCTGCCTCAGGTCTAACTGGAGGTTCCTCAGGTTCCGCTAAAGGCATCTCAAGTCCCTCAGGGATATGCTTCCACTTAGAGATCTCCTGAGCTACCTTAAGTACCCTTTGATTGATCCTCCAAGGGGTCTCTTGGATGGCGTTAACAGCCTTGTAGACGTCAGGCATATCGAGATCTCCATAGAGATCCATAACAGTCTTTTCATTAAGACGAACTAAAGGAATAGGCCTCTTGAGATTGATGTAATAGCCGCCATTGATAGGATTACTCCAAGGCTTAGGAGGGATGACCATAGGACGATTCTTAAAGAGAAGATCAGCCATCTCCCTATCATTATGGGCAATGTACTGAACAATCTCAGGAGCAATCTCAAATCGATAGGAAAGCTTGATACCTTGGGAGTACCTAGAGATCTTCCCTAGACCGGTAGACACAATAAAGATATCGATCAACTTCATACCTAGATTGCAGCGAACAGAATCAGTCCATTTCTCCCACTTCTCTTTACGTTCCTCATCAGCTAACCATTTATCTTTGGCGTTAACAAAGGCAGTCTTAAAAGACATACCTATACGTTTGTTGAGGTTGACCTGAAAGTAGGAACGTTCCTTATCAGACAAAGTAGACAATACATCTTGAAACTTCATCTCTAATTCCAACTCAGTACCTAGTTCTTTCGCAAGGGACGTAAGGTTAATCTGAGGAATAGCATTAGAAAGAATAGACCTGAGAGACAAGAAAGCTACATGCTCAATCTCTAGCTGCTTTAAGACTACAGCACAAATATGGCGCTTACCCGGTTTACCTGAATCAGCTTTAGTGTAGAAATCTTTTAGTCCCTTACAAAAGGCCGGAAGGGCTTCTTTAAGCAGCATTTTGGTTGTCCCCGTGTCTGCTAAAGTTTTATTCTCTCTGGCCTTATTAATTTTAGACATAAAAGCTTGATAAGCAAGATCCTTACTCTCTAACTCTAATTCTATTTCTTTATCGACTAAATGCTTTCCATATTTGAGACACAATTCATCATAACCACATTCATTAATCCGAATTGAATCAATAGCTGCTTTAGTGTCCATTTGGTTTCCTTTAAGTTAACTTTAAGTTATCCTTAGTTTGTCTTTAGATTAGTATCTATAGTAATAACCTACATAGTTAATTATTATAGTTATATTCATTATTATAATCTTATAAGTTATTATTATAGTTATAATCATTAAAGATATAATCTATAGTTCTCTATAGTTTATCTTTAAGTTATCTTTAAGTTAACTATAGTCCCTTGTCTCCCTCTGATTTGATCTACATCAATGTCTTATCCTACCTCTCTCTAGGAGTGGAGATTATATTTTTTTTCTTGACCTAGATCAATATTAATATAATCTCCCCTAATGACAACCTTAGATCTCAGTTGTCTCCTTCATCATTCTCTCGTTCAATCAGTGGTCTGCCATAAAGATGCCTATTGAGAAACTCCTTATAAGCTTCATATTTCTCTTTGTCTTTCTTACCAGATTCCCCATTTTTATGGCCTGCCCTATAGGCATATTTGATCATGTTTCCTTTACAGAAACCTATGAATTCCTTGTGAGAAAGCAGATCCTGCATTAATTCAATAGGTTGAATTAAGCCCTGATAATGCTTCTGATCTTCTGGCTTTCCACTATCGTTTATTCCTTCATTAACCCATTCATTGTCGTATTCCTGCATATTAATTCCCATTTATTACATAGAATTCAGTTAAATCGATGTTGTCTTTATGTTCCTCATAGTACTCTTTAGAGTAAACTATTGAGGTTTCTTTATGAATTAAATATTTAATATTCATGTTCATATTCATGTTCGATACACCACATTTTATAGGGACGGCCAACCATATAGTTGCCAAGCTGCTCATAAATGCTGAAGATCATACTCTCACGCTGCTCATAGGTAACTTTGGAGTTCTCATAGAGTGAATCGATGTAGTCTACTGCAGGCTGCACTTGAGTAAAGACTGTAGCGCTCAGTGTGTTCTCATCAAAGCACTCTACGGGTACTTCTTTGCATAGGTTGCAGCTGATCAATCTCATCTTGCCTCCTGGTGTTCTGTAATCGTGAATGACAATGTACATGTTGTGGTTTCCTTCTTTAGGTTGCTCTATAGAATGGCCGCAGAGGCCTCAGAATTGCTTCAGGTTAAACGATAGGGCACTTGGTGGTATGTTGGCCTTACCAGAGTGCCTATCGTCGATCCTGAGTGAAATTAGAGGGTTGTTTAGAGGTCGTTCCAATCTCCCAGTCACTTCCATTTCTGAGAGTTGATCATCAATGCTTACTATATGTGTAAGAATTAAAGAAGTTCAATATCGGCAGCCGGCTTGAGTTCATCATACTCTTGCCACTTGTCATCCTTAACAAGCCAATCGATCAGCTCATCCAAGTTGATATAGTTGTCAGCCTCCCATTCAGGAAAACTGATGATCTCTGATCTTGATTCATTCAGAATGAACCATCTATCACGTTGATCAGTGCGCTGAAGTGAGAAGATAATGTCACTTGGATGCCATCCCTTCAGGAGTTCGTTAATCTTATCTTCTGTGAACGGCCAGATGTGTTCATCATCTCGACCTTGCTCGTCTACATAGTCGTTCCAAAGTGATACAACTTCATAAGTGAGCATTGTATCATTGATGTACAAATGAAGCTTAGCACGCATTGGATTGAACTTATTGGTGGTGGTGGTGTTTGTCATCATGATGTTGTCTCCTATAAGACTTGCTAGCTTGCTAGCTCTTGGTTTGACTTGCTAGCTTGCTAGCTCTTGGATTACTTCTTGTAATCTTTGATTGCTTCTTACTTTAGCACACTCAAGAGAGCTTGTCAAGCGCCAGCTTACACTGTCAAGAATGTACTATGTAAGTATTAATACCTACTTAGCAGCCGATTGCCACTTCCCCTCGAAGTTCCACTTCCCCTCGAAGTTCCACTTCCCCTCGAAGTTC